ATCTATTAGACCGCCCTAATCCGTTACAAAGTAATTCAGAATTCTTTAACTCTCTATTCGGCTATCTTTTATTAAGCGGTAATGCTTATGTGTTGAAAGTTGGCGGTGGTGCGCAGCCTAGAGAGCTGCACTTGTTAAGGCCGGATCGCATTGTAATCAAAGGCGGCAACAAACCGATACCAGAGCGCTATGAGTATATGCTCAATGGCAGAGTAGCTGAGACTTACTTAGTAGACCAAGAGACAGGCTTTAGTGAACTCAAACATATTAAACTATGGAACCCATTAGATGATTATTACGGTTGCAGTCCATTATCGGCAGCAGCGGTAGATGTAGACCAGCATAATCTAGCCAGCAAGCACAACATTAACTTATTACAAAACGGCGCAAGACCATCAGGTGCGGTTATATTTAAACCTAAAGATGATGCAGGGTTCGCAGTTAACCTAACTGAATCGCAAAGACAGCAACTACTTACTGATCTAAACAATAGGTTTGCTGGAAGCGGTAACGCTGGGCGGCCAATGTTGCTAGAGGGTGATTTTGATTGGCGCGAAATGGGCTTATCACCTAAAGACATGGATTTTATTAACCTTAAACATATGGCGGCTACAGATATAGCGTTATGCTTTGGTGTACCTAGCCAGCTTGTAGGCGTGCCAGACAGCCAAACCTATAGCAATATAGCGGAAGCACGGCTAGCGCTGTATGAGGAAACAATTATACCGCATTTAAGGTTGATAGAGAGCGATCTAAACGAATGGTTAGTTCCAATGTATAACGAGAACTTAATGTTTTGTTATGACACAGAGGCAATACCAGCGTTATCCGAGCGCAAGCGTAAGACCTACGAAAATGTAACTTCAGCAGTAACGGCGGGGATAATGACAAGGAATGAAGCGCGAGAGGTGCTAGGGTTAAATGCAATTAGCGGTGGTGATGACATATACATAGGGGCTAATCTCTTTGCTTTAGGCTCTGAAGCGCCACCAGAAGTAGACGATCCTATTGATGATGAAGAATTAGATGCCTATATAGATCAAGATGAAGATGAAAAAGCAGTATCTGATATAGACTTTAAACCAACTTCAAGCATGGCAGAAGAAGCCCAGCGAGGGTTAGACTGGCGAAAAAAGTTTAATCGCGGCGGCACAGCAGTTGGTGTCGCACGCGCAAATCAGCTAACAAACAGAGAAAACTTAAGTCCAAGCACAGTTAAGCGTATGTACTCTTTCTTTAGTAGGCATGAGGTAGACAAGCAAGGGCAAGGCTACAAGCCAAGCCAAGAGGGTTACCCAAGTGCAGGGCGTATAGCGTGGGCTTTATGGGGCGGCGATGCTGGTTTTTCATGGGCTACAAAGAAGCGCAACCAGATAGAGGCTGAACTAGGAAAAGATTAGTTGTGCTTCAACTACAACAAAAAAGATTACGCAACTTTAGACTCGGCAGAATAAATGCACGAACTGAAGCAAGGCGGCAATCGCGCATCAGGAAATCTTTAGAAAAGTCTGGCTATACCCGAATAAATAGCTTGTTTCTTAAGTTTATAAGAACGGAAGCACGCAATTACGAGATAGAAGGCGCGTTTTACAACGAGATCGCAAGCAATAAACTATTTGACGAGTTGTTATTAGTCGCTAGAGCGCACTATAAACGTGTATTTACCACTATCTATAGCGCCAACGAAGATAAATACGAAGACAACTTTAAATCAGTAAACGCTGCTGTATTTGGTCGCAACTCTGATATAGAAGACTTGATAACGTATTTCAATGACAGCAGGTGGATTAACTTAGCCAACGCATCAGGACGCATGACTGATGTTGTTAATGACGTAATTATAAAGTCTAGATCTGATGGGTTAAGCCTTTCCCAGATAAGCAAAGAAATTAACCGTAGAGCGCCAGCCATAGGTCGTAAAAGAGCCGCAACAATAGCCAGAACAGAAACCCATAACGCCGCAAGTTACGCAAATCATCAATATCATAGCACCGTAGAGCAGGAACTAGGAATGACTATGATGAAAAGGTGGGTGGCTACAGGAGATGCAAGAACTAGATCAGCACACTCTTTAGCCAACGGTCTAACGGTTGCGATGGACGAGCCGTTTAAGATTGGTGGCGCTGAGATGCAATATGCCGGAGATCCAGCAGGAGGCGCACGCAACGTAATCAATTGCAGGTGCGTTATGGTGTATGTAGACGCGCAAGACGTAGATGGCGTGGAAGATAACAGCCCAATACAAGTAGCTCCCCAAGAAGATATAACCGTTGGCAATGTTAGAGTTTCAGCAAGCGGTCTAGTGTTAAACAAGTCTACACATGAAGATACAATGAAAAAGCTAGTAACTGGCGTAACGATTGCTGGCATGAAAAGTAATCTTAAAAAAGAAATAGCTAAAAACTACAAAGATAAGAAATGGGACGATATAGGGCATGACTCAGCAAGATTCGGGGCTACGCGGTATAACATTATAGATGGGGAAATAGAGCATAGTTATCCGCAAGCAGAAGGCTTTGGTAAGGCTAGGTTTACTGCGACACCAGCATATCTAGCACGAAATAATGCTAATAGCGCTGACGGTAAAGCCGTAATAAGTATTGTAGAAGATACTATGCCAGAGTTAAATGCGTTAGCTGTCTCTTTTGGCATACCCCCCCTACGTGGGATCGCTAATGTTACCCGAAAAAGAGCGTTGGCAGCTATGGGTGACGGGGTGCTTGATCTTAATGTTCCCGCACTAGCCATAAACTACGCACGGTCAAGGAATACAAGCCTGTGGAAGCAAGGAGACTCTAAAGATCTACGCCCGTGGTCAGCAGGAGACTATGCTAGTAATCCTACAGATAGAATCAAAGCAACTCTGTATCACGAATTTGCTCATCATATACATCAAATGCACCTTATAAAAACCAAAAAACAATACAATAAACTTACAAACAGATTTGATAAAGAAAAACGCCAGTGGAATCAACCAGATCTGCCTTTTGCCGAACAAGAGCTATTAGACAGGAAAGGTACGCCAGTGAAGCGTACAAATTCTCCAAGCGAATACGGTCTAGAAAACGAAAAAGAGTGGTTTGCAGAAAACTTTAGCGCTTGGCAAATGGGACACAATGCACAATTAGACCCAGATTTTTTACCGCTAATAGAACTTATAAAAAAACAATCTAAGTAGGAACTACCTGTATCAGTGCAGCGCTTTCATCTAACCACATGACAACATTTTCATCAGCATCATTTTCTATAGGGTAAGAACTTAATAGCTTATCCCATTGTTTGCTTTGCTTTTCAGTCCAAGAACGCATCGTCAACATAGCTGATAATTGCTTATGTATTTTTTGTTGTTCTGCTGTCTTATCTACCATTTCTGCGCACCCCAAACTTAATAATGCTTTCTAATTCTTCTATATTATACGGACAATCTTTGCGGTCACCAATTAATAAACACTTATTTAAGAATATAGCTGAGTCATCTTGGCTCTTATGGTACAGCTTAAATGGTGCTTTCGTGCTGGAGTTTACGGAGGCTTCTTCGTCCATAACTAAAATAGCTGATCGCTTGCGCCCATCATGCACCTCTGCAAACTTGTATAGCTCTATCCAACTGCAATCAATAGCATATCTGTAAGAGTCAAAGTCGTGTCTTATCTGCATAAGAGTTAACGCACGCTCATAAGGATCTATAAGTATCGCTGCATATTCTTTCATTAAAAAGGAATCTCCTTAGATGTTAGCAATGTGCGAAATTTATTCTTTTGGTAGTATTTTTCTAGAAACTCTATAAAAGAGGTAGCACGCATCTCTGCGCTGGTAGATTCCGCCACCAATATTTCCCATATTTCAAAAAGATCATCTTCAGTTAGCTTCATTAGTCTCGCTCCGCCTGTTATAAGATTATTTTTTTACCGTCTTGCCGAATTCTTTTATTGCTATTCTGCTTGTTTTTCTTCTTATTCTTGCGACTTAGCGTATCAACAATCCCAACTTTTACGTTATGTTTCTTCATTAGAAAGACCCCTCTAGAACAATTAACCCTACAACCACAAGTTGCGGAAGTACAATTAATTTCATCATGTTATAAAAGCCTTTAAGTATTTCTTTATCTTCGTATGTCATTTCAATTTATCCTGTTAATCAATTTATGTTGTTATAATAACAATCATTAGCATGCATGTCAACCTTTATTCAAAAATATATTAGTTTTTTTCATTGTGGTATGATAATAATTCACTTAGGATAACAGTGTGTACACAAGGGATAGCCATATGACCAGAAATTTCGTAGAGATAATGGGGGCTGTCGGTAACATAAGTTACGATTCGCAAGAAGATTCTATACAGAATGACGAGAAGCATATCAGAGCCGTAACCGAAACTGACGATTCCTATATCGTAGAGTTTGGCAAAGATATGGCGGAAGAAACTTCTGAGGAAGAAGAAGAAAAACTTGATCCTCAGTATTTAGAGTTTAAAAGCACGTTAAAGCTAGATGCCTCTGAAGAAGAAGATGAGGAATACGGCGAGTTTGAGGGCTACGCATCTGTTTTTAACAACGTAGACTTAGGCAATGACGTAATTAAAACAGGGGCATTTCGTAAAAGCCTTAAAGCACGCGGTCATTTAGGCGTGAAATTACTGTATCAGCACAAGTCAGATATGCCTATCGGTGTATTTGATGAAATCAAAGAAGATGAACACGGCCTATATGTCAAAGGTAGATTAGCTTTAAAGTCTACTGCTGGGCGTGACGCATACGAATTACTTAAAATGGGCGCACTAGACGGCATGTCCATAGGGTTTAGACCAAACCCAAAAGAAATCACATACGATAAGCGCAGTAAGAAGCGCATGATCGGTGAAGTAGATTTAATGGAAATATCATTAGTTACCTTTCCTATGAACCCGAAAGCTACGGTTTTATCGGTGAAGGCTGATGTTGTTTCTATTAGAGAATGGGAAAATGGATTGCGAGATGCTTTCAATCTTTCACGTTCCGAGGCAAAAGTGGCTGCAAAAGCAGTCCATCAGGCGTTTGAAACTAAAGAATCAAGCGAGATGCTTGAACCTGTAGAAGATACAACTGAGTTAGCAGTAGCTATTAAACAATTAACATCAACATTAACAAACCGAGGATAGCAATATGTCTGACGATATAAAGCAACTCGTATCTGAACTTGTCCCAGCTTTTGAAGAATTTAAGAAAGCAAACGACGAGCGTTTGGAGCGAGTAGAGAAAGGTCTGTCTGATGATGCGCTGTTGAATGACAAAATCGGGAAGATTGAAGCAGATTTAGACCGATTAGAAGATGTCAATCAACGCCTATCACAAGAAAAAGCAGCACAAGACAGTGTAAATGAAAAGGTCGCAAGCCTTGAAACAGCACTATCGCGTCCAGCTACAGGCTATGATGCAAAAAGCATTGATGAAAATGTTGCCCTATTTGACAAGTATTGCCGAAAAGGGAAAGAGTCTTTAGATCCTATGGAGCTGAAGGCACTTACTGTCTCTAACGATACTACAGGTGGCTATTTAGCGCCGCCAGAATATGTGAGAGAGTTACTTAAGTCAGTAACTGAAATATCACCTATTCGTGCTATCGCTAGAATCAGAACTACTTCACAACGATCAGTGCAAGTACCTAAAAGAACAGGTCAATTTGCGGCTGCATGGGTAGCTGAGAGTGGCACACGTTCCGAGACTTCTGGTTACACAGTTGGGTTAGAAGAAATACCAGCGCATGAAATGTATGCACTTGTTGATATTTCAGAGCAGGATCTAGAAGATACTGTTTTTGATCTAGAAGCAGAAATGCAGTCTGAATTTGCAGAGCAATTTGCAAAAGCAGAAGGCACAGCGCACGTTTCTGGTAATGGTGTTGGTCAGCCTTTTGGCTTTATGTCAAACGGTGATGTTGCGCAAGTTGT